AAAGTCACCCGCTTGATTCGTTGCTGCTGCAGTCCAAGTGTTATTGGCTTCCTGATCACACCACTGCACTTTGTTGCCTACACCACCAGCTCCTAGCGCGAACACAAATCGCTCTGGTGTAACCACAATGGCATTCACGCTGGTAGGCGCATTGCTCAACACCGCTGCAACAGCGGCAGTGGAATTTGCCCACTGGTAAATTTTGCCATCTGATGTAGCGCAACCCAGCGCATATTCACCCCAGGTATCTAAACTCCATGTATCACAGGCGGCATAACTACCAGTGTCTGGCCTAGCCACACCATAAGCATAGGTGCCAAAAGTTAACCCGCCAAAACCGAGGTTTTGTGTGCCTGACGCATTGCCGGTGGTAAAACCAACAGGCGTTATATCAGTCACAGTGCCTGACTCATCTATCACATAGAGCTTCGTGTTAGTACCTGCAACCGTTCTGCGATTGCTTGAGTTGTCCACATAAGTAATCAGAGCGCGGCACAAACCATTCATCTGTGTAGAGGTACGCGCACGCCATCCACCAACCGGTTGCATTGTGCCTTCATGCCAGCGAACCAGGTTGGCATCATTCCAAGAATTAGCCTGCTGGAAGACAGTGCCATTCTTCACAACACCGGCTGGAATTTTTAGTGGGATTAGTGCCATCTATAGATACTCACCATCGCGGATCATATCGGTGACCTCGATTGCTCTGTTGCCGACTTGGTTTCTCCACTGCGAGTCCAAAAACTCTTCTGCCGCAAGCAGATAATCGCCACTTTCCATGAAAGCCAATGCTTTCTTAAAACCGAGAAGGCGAGTAAGACCGAGATTGAAGTGAAGGTTAACAATAGCGTCTTGCCTGACTTCATCCAGGTCATCAAACCAGCTAAAAGTTTCCGAAAGTTCTTTGCGGCAACGATATATATCGTTTCTAAGAAGGTAATCAATTTCATCTTCACTGAGTCCAAGACCACCATCCTTATCAATGTTTCTGCCCACGCCAATTGTGAGCTTGTTACTTGTGCAGAAATAACCAAAAGCCTCTACACCTTCATGCACTTTTAGCTGCTCAATTAATCTTTCGCTCATGCTAGGTAATCCACCATTTGTGTTGATGGCAATGCTTGCATTTCAATCTTTCCCGATTTTGATATGTACAAAATGGGCTTTATATCTTGTACCACCATGCGCTCTTTTTTCTCATCCGATCCAACAAGCTTTTCAATCTTAGTTGTCGCAACTGTTTTCCAGGCGATCTGTGATGGCTCAACTGCTGAGATATTCACTACTCTTCACCTTTGTGCGAGTTGCCAAAATAAAAACTAGACACAGAAGCGACATTAGCCAGCAAGCCACCCAGGATAATGTTAAGAAGCGGCTCCATCTCACGGTTCCAATCGTCACTCACAATGTAGAACACAAAAGCAAAGAAGCCTAAAACGATGGTCATGGCGAAAATTTTCGGAGTCCAATCGCCAGAGAAAGTTCTACGAGCATCTTGTATGTCTTCGTTTTCTAATTTAAAAACATCCACATCTAATTGCTTCATTTGAGCCTGGAATTCCAGTTCAGCTTTTTTGATTTCAGCAAGCTGTTCGGGGGTTGCAGATTGCAACGCTTTTTCCATTGCTTTCGGTTCAGGCTTTACGCCAAGCACAGAGCTGATAGCCTGAGCTGCTAGTCCTCCCATTGGGCCACCAAGAGCAGTACCTAAAGTCGGTGCTACCGCATTAATAATTCCTTTTAGGCTTCCAAGTTTTAGTGCCATATTAGCCCTGCTTCTTCTTTTTCTTGCCTGACGTAGACCGCTTTGCAGTAGGCTTCGACTTTGCCTTTGTAGCTGTATCGGTATCGGTAGTTGCCTGAGTTTTGTTGGCTGCGGAGTAACTCTGCAACGGCGACACATCTTTGGGGCGAGTAAAAATAGATTTCACCGCTTGGCTGATTCGCTGGATCTGTGCTTTCAATAATTTGTACAAGTTGAAATACCAATAAAATTTTGTTCATTCATCGAAACATTGCTATGACTAACGCAATGATCACCGCCGCAATAATCAGCCCGATTCCCGACACGCTTGTCCATACGAAGAGGTCGTGCAACAAACGCTTTCTGGCCTTGCGCTTTTCGATTACGGCTTTCACTGAGGCTTCGTGCTGTTGGCGCGACTCTTCCATAATTCGAAAATATTCGTCCACAAATTGCTGATGATCCCGCGATAACACCGCCATGTTTCGCAGCTCTTCGTGGAAGCGATTGACCTGTTGTTTTGCCATAGAAAGTTTTAAAGCCTCTTGTGCGGTTAACGGCTGAGTTAACGACTCTCGTTTCTCGATCTCGAATTTCTGCATTCCAGAGTTGATTGCTTGCATTCGATCTAGGACCGAATTGATATGACCGCCAGACTCTTTGACAGTGCTTATAAGGCCGTTCACGGCTCCCAGAGCCGCACTTATGGCCGCTATGGATTCGAAGATCATTTTCTAAATTTGTTAACAAGTCTCTGCACCGTATTCGTTTCAAATATGCGAATGGTTGTCCATATAATTGTTAAGAGAGCTGCGATTGGCGGTAGCCAACCCATAAGCGCACCAGCAACTGTGCCAACTGACACAGCATCTAATGCGCCTTTTGCAATCTCTCCAGTTTGTTCAGCCATTGGCTACTTCTTCAGCCTCTGGCTCAACTTCAGTTTCAAAAGATTTCATTAAAGCGTTAACAAAACCTGAATGAGCAACTTGGCGTTGCTCAATTTGCATTTCTAAATTTCTTAGTTGGCTTTCTAGGTCTTGTACCTGGCTTAACAGTCTGCGCTGGTCATCGCTCAAGTCTTCTAGGTTGTAATCGTTACCAAACAAATTAATGACGTTTTCCATCTTCCTTTACCTTCCATACATTTAAATTTGCAGCGACTGTACGCCGTTCTCCTTCACCCTCAAAAGGGTAAACCATGTGCTGAAGCCATGACGGAAACATTAAGAACTTACCGACTTCTGGTTTAATTACAAAACTTTGCGGAGGAGCTAATCGATCTACATCAATTAAACTATTACGACCATAGTTAAATGCCAAGCACCCATCTGTATTTCCGCTAGAATTATACAGGCTGTACTCAGGACTTCCCGCCGTAGGCTGATCTAGAATTTGTTGGGGTACTTTTGTCCATGTAGTACAGGAGACACCCATAATGGTTTTAGTCCCATGATCGTGTATGGGGTTGTAATCGCGTTCGTAGCTGTGTACCGACCAAATCTCATCTGTAAGAACTTCTCGTTTACCTGTTAATGGATTACCAGATGCAGCACAAAACTGCTTTATATAATCCATTGCCAAGCCCTGAATCATCCAGTTAAAGTCTTTCAGCTCCTCGCAAAGATGATCCATCGTAAGTTGTTGACCGTGAGCTATTTGACCTACCAACGTACCCGCATGGCTTTTGCGTTCTTGATCTATCATCAGCTTATCTAGGTAATCATTAAGAGTTCCTACCATGTCTTCAGATAGTTGCGCTTCCAGCATAAATACTGCTGGTAACGTATGAAAATTGTAATGTTGCTGTTCCATTAGCTAGGTATTACAAACTCGTTATTAGGTTCTGGGGTTTTAACAGGGTTTGTAATCACTGAATCATACTGACTCGCAAATATCTCATCCCACTTTGCAGTTGGGCAAAGATCTTCAAGCTCTTTCTTAGTCCAATCACCTTCAGCTTTTGCAGTAAAATTATTAATGTCGCTGCCGTCTGGATCTTTATCTACTGCGTTAATGCCTACGGTTTTATTACTGGTATAATAATCAGCCTGTCCCTCAGTACCTTGTTCGTACTTCATTTCAAGATGCCAACGAACTACCTTGCCATCCTCGTTAGCTGGAATAGCTTTCGTTAATGTTTTCTTTACTGCCATTTTAGTCTCCTATTCGCAATTGCAGTTATTAAGTTTTTCAGTTAGCTCATCTACCTTGTCAGATAGCTGTTGTACAGCCTTAACCATTATTGGCATCAAAGCACTTTCGCCAATACGTTGCCTTTTATCTTCACCAGACTCGCTCCACAATTCAAAACCATCTTTCAGGTCGTACCGATCAATAACTTCTTTAACTTCTTGAGCAATAAAACCGTGGTTATGTTTACCGTTCATTACTCGTTCTTCAGAATCAGGCTTATGACTTTCCATGTCTTCAGGAATGTCTTTTTCTTTTTTCCAAAGATAAGTAACAGGACGTAACTCATTTATGAACTCAAGACCTACTTTTTCATCCTGAATGTCTTCTTTAAGGCGAACATCTGAAGGAGCAGTAACTGAGGTTCCGCCAAATGCAATATTGCTGTCAGTCGTGCCAGTTCCAAAGGTAAAGTTACTATCCCCTGTACACTGTACGTTGTATCCCATAGAAATCTGAGATCCCCCAGCACTAGCGTGTGTTCTACAATAATTGCCTATTAATACATTCTGACTGCCAGTGGTTAAGTTGACAGAATAAGACCCTGTATCAAAACCTATTATGATATTGTGATTGCCTGTAGTAAGCAGATCTCCAGCATTTGATCCCATTATCGAGTTGTAGCCGCCAGTAGTTACATCTCCACCAGCAAGATATCCTACTGCCACATTGTAAGCACCCGTAGTTGAATCTGCTAAAGCATGATAACCGTAGGCACTGTTATAACTACCAGAAGTTTGACTTAACAAACAGGAT